TATGATGGTGGCATCTCTTTTCTAAATCAGACATAACTTGTTTACCTTCGTCTGTTCCGAATATGTATTGGTAGTTTTTTTTTAAATCTTGAACATACCTTTCAAAATGTTTTTCTTTATCTTTTGCTTGACCCATTATTCTACTTCAGCATTTGCAACAGCTTTGGCTTCTTCAGGTAAGGCTTTAGCTAGTGGAGCTATATCTCCTCCTGCTTTTGCTGCCTGTTGTAATTGTTGCATTTGCATTTGCTCCTGTTGTTGTTGTTGTGCTTGTTCTCTTTCTGCGTTTACTTGACTTTGTGATTTTAATAATTTTTGTGGCACACCAACTATTTCTGCTAGATGTTTAACTAGATTATCAAAATTAATATAATCAAATACAGGAGCTACATTAGCCATGCTTCCAAGTATTTCAATAGCTCTCATAATAGATTGAAGTTCTGTGGATTTCTGTGCTTTAGCTAATGGTGAAACATATTCAATTTCCACATCTTGACCTGATAAAAATTCAGGTGCTTGAGGTAATTGATTGTTTCTTAATAGAATATTAAATACTCTATCAATTAAAGGTTTTAATAATTCAGATTGTAATCTTCCTAATACTGGTCCAAGCAATCTCATTTTCTCTTCGTTTCTTTGGATAACTTCTGTCGCTGTCATTTGCGGACCATCTTGCATCATAAGTTGATTAACATAGAACACAGCTCTAATTGCATCTCGTCTTTGCTCTTCCATGTTTAATCCTAAAGGATTGTTTGCACCAATATTTAAAGGTTCAATTCTATCTCTTGTACCTGATCTATAAAAATTTAAACCACCTGGTACAGTTCTTACAGGTAATAAAAATCCATCATCAGGAACTAATAAAGGTGGGTCTACTTGTTTCTGTGCAGCTTTGATCGTTGTCTTAGACATTTCATTTAGCATTTTAACATCTGGCAATGCTGTCATTGCAGGTGATCTTCCATAAATTTCATGTGATGCTTTTAAGTATCTAGGTACTACAAAAGGAAACTCTTTAAATCCAGATACCGATAGTTCATTTTTATTTTTATATTCCATGTATACCGATTCAAATGGCATATTCTTTTTATCTTTTTTCTTAGGATCAAAATCACTTCTTGGATAAACTGCGTGTATAATTTCTATTTCTTGATAAGGGTCTTTCTTCTCCATTGTTAAAATATCTGTTGATACTTTATCGCCAAATTTTTGAACAATAGCTCTCGCTGATAATTTAAATCTTCTGTAGATGGTATCTATTTTACCTTTATCATTTTCAGCAATATAAATTTCATCAATGTGTCTTGTAGAAAATTTTATAATATCATCTGCATCTTCTTCAATAAACATTGCCGCTGTACCAAAGGTAATAAGGTCATGGTACAATTCAAATATTTCTTGTTGAAAGTTAGAACGATTAAAAGCTGTGTACATAGATTCTGTTGCAGACTCTAACCAAATTTTAGCTTCTTCTTCGCTATCAATTTCTTCATTTTTAAATCTTAATGTAAACCATGGTGTCGATGGATTTGTAAGCATACCATGTAATGATGCTGCTAATAATTCTAAGGCTTGTAAAGGTGAGCTATCAAAGATAAGCTCCATTCTTTTATCGCCACGACTTCTTTTTTTAGTTACATCTGATTTTCTAGGAAGCATATAATCTGACACTTCTTGCCAATGCTCTTCCCAATTTTGTCTTTGACCTGCTAGTTTATCAAAACGAGATAATAATTTTTTTGTTAAATCAGTCGCTGCCATTATTTTCCTAATAAACTTTTTCTACCCAATGTTAATGTTTCATCTTCTACACCTTTAGGTCCTGTCATAATTGTCATTGATCTACCTTGTGCTTTTGTTTTTCTTGCATCATATCCATCCATGCTAGTTGCTGTTGCTTGAGAAACTTCTGCTGTAGTTGGTGCGGGTGCTGGAGCTGCAGGGGGTTTTGGTGGACTAAAAATTCTTGTTACTGCTCTTGCTGGACTTCCTCCCATATTATTCTCCTAATAAAGTTTTTCTATCTGTTTCCGCTTCTTCTTCTACTCCAAGCGGTCCAGTTAAAATTGTTGATTTTCTACCTTTTCTTTTTCTTTCAATCGCTGCCTGTTCCGCTGCAATTCTTGCTTTTTCTTCAGCAGACACTTCAGTAGATGGGGGTGTCGGCAAAGGTTGAACTGGCGGTAGTGCTGGCATCTTTGGTGAAAATATTGAACTCATATTATAAAATCCTGTATTTATTATCTGCTACACTTTGTGGAGCAGCTTGTCTAGTACTTATTTCTTGCAACCCAACACTTAAGTATCTCATAGCATCACACGCATGAGATGACCAATCGTGTACAGGTTTAGTTCGGAACATACGATTTTTATCAATATACTTCCGATGATAATGTCTTAACGCATCTATTAACTTTTTGCAATGGTCTGTATCAATCCAACATCGAGGTAAAGTCATTGTTGTTGCGTGTATACCATCTTCTAAAGGTATTTTAGGAACAACTTTAAATCTTATTCCTAGCTGATAAGCTACATCTCTTCTAGTTTTACCATTACTAAAATCAGTAACTTCTATATCATGCGGTGCGAAATGATCTTTATAAATATAATCTTTCTCCTTTAATATTTGAATATAGTGAGGTAATCCTTGTCCCCGTTCTTCATGGTAGTCAATAATGTTAATTGATCTTCCTAGTTGCTGAAAAAAAATAATAGCACTATGATCTGAAACTCCTAAATCCCAAGAAGTATTTACAGGCAATGCTGGATCGTAAGGTACTCTGGTTAATTGTTTTTTATTTTCCATTTGTACTAAAGTATCATTGTAAATTGATCCTTCAATATTTGCTATCCAATCGCACTCAAACTCTTGTAGATACTTTTTCTCTCCCATAACTTCTTTTGCCTTGACCAGCTCATCGTTATCTACAATCTTAGTATCACTAGCTTTAGCTTTATAATCAAACCAATCCTCTGCTCCTTGTGCGTGTTGGTAGAGTTCGTAAAAATTATTATTCATTCCTTGTGGAGTTCCAATAAATACGCAGTACCCCTTTCTATCGGATAGTGCGGGTCTTATGATTTCAGGAAATAGTTTTTCATTGACATTCGCATACTCATCAATCACACATCCATCTAGGTAGATACCCCTCAACCCATCGGAGTTTTCCGACCCAAGTAAAGTTATTCTTGCACCATTGGGTAAATCTACTCTTAGTTCAGTTTCATTAAACTTTGTGTAAGGTATCTTAGCTGTAAACTGTTTCATGTAATCCCAAGCGATTGATTTACTTTGTTTAAATGTTGGCGAGATGTAGGCATATCTTGGGTTCTTTTGTTTCGATAATAAGGCAGATCGTATAAGGTGATTAATCATACATACTGTTTTGCCGAACCTTCGATGGCAAACTAGCACCGACCATCTATGTTTAGATATTTGATTATGTAAATGTGCTTGGTGTTTTCTGGGGGTGTAAGGTATCTTAATATCCATATCTAGTGTATCATCTTGCTAGGCATACTATACTCAGCATTGTGGTAATCAAACTGTAATAGGCTCATAGTGTAATGTGCAAAAGTTTCTGCAGCCACTTTATTTTGTAATCCATATATTTTTATGCAAAGGGTATTAGTCTTTTCATCTATAGCAACAATAGAAATTAAATCGTCTTGTATATATTCCCACATAGTACACAACATATAGTAATTAAAAAATAATTAAACTAGAAAGGCTTGGCAAATAAAAGTGTGGGTTAATCTGTGGGGGTGGCTAAGGCTGTGTCTGTAAGGGTGTCCTCGAGTCCCATGTATATATATAAAAAAAAAAGTGGATTGATCTAAGGGGGTATGGGGGGTCTGCTTTTTAATTTTAGTCAGTTTCCTAGACAATATAGCTTAACTTCCAATAACTTTTATTTATCGTTACGACAAAATGGTTAAATATTAATAATATATAGGTCAATACTACTGACCGATTATATACACGAGGAACGAAGCTGTCGTTGCTCTTTTAGGATAG